CCCACAACTGGGTGGTAACTTAGATGTAAATGGCAACAACATTACTTCTTCTGGCGACTTAACACTAGACGTTGCAGGAGAATTAATTCTTGACTCTGATGGTGGTATCTGGCGGTTTAAAGATGGTGGCGCAGGCGCTTTTGAGATAGGTAGAGATAGCAATACATCTGTTAATCTTTACAATGCTATATCAGACTCCGATATAAAATTTAAAGGCAACGATGGTGGTTCAACTGTCACAGCCCTCACCCTTGATATGTCTGATTCTGGTCACGCTAAATTTAACTATAGTGTCTCACTTGTAGACAATGCAAAACTCAATATAGGAACTGGGGCTGATCTCCAAATATATCACGATGGTTCTAGGAGTTATATACAAGATCAAGGCACTGGTGAATTAAGAATCGATACAAATGGTACTGATGTTCGCATTACAAAAACAGATTCCGAATATATGGGTAAATTTATCGCTGATGGTGGGGTAGAGCTATACCACAACAACTCCAAGAAATTTGAAACAACGAGTAGCGGTGTCACAGTAACAGGTGACGTGAGTGCAACCAACTTCAACTCCACTTCAGATGCTACACTTAAAACAAATGTAGAGACACTCACAAACTCATTAGATGTAGTTAGGTCTTTGCGTGGCGTTAGCTTTGATTGGATAGCGGATGGTAGCTCAGAGGTAGGTGTCATTGCTCAAGAAGTAGAAGATGTATTGCCTGATGTAGTCAACACTAATGAGGATGGCATCAAGTCAGTTAAATACGGCAACATTGTAGCTGTACTTATCGAAGCAATTAAAGAACAACAGGCTCAGATTGACCAGTTATTGATGGGCTAATTTAACGGCTAATAGTTTAAAGGAGAACGAAGATGGCTATAAAAGTAAATGGAACAACTGTCATAAACGACAGTAAGCAACTGCAAAATGTTGCTTCCCTAGATTCAACCACAATAGCAACTATTGGGGCTAATGTTTCTAGTGGGTTTGAAGATAATACTTCAACATTCCCCAGCTCCGCAGGAACTTTTGCGCAATATGAAAACAATAATAGGTATTCACAAAATAATGTGGGAAAGGTAATGACTGATGCACCCCCCAGTGGCCTTATAGTGTGTGAAAAAAGTTTCGGTAGTACAGACCAGATGATATATATGAAAGGTAATATTGTTGCGCAGGCAGGGAGTAGTAGTGGTCATGGTGGTTTTATTAATATATGGATGGATTATGGAAGTGGTAGTTGGAGGCAACTAAAAGGGATCGTTTACAATATGTTTGGTGACCCTTCAGGAACATATGCTTTTGATTTGGGAGTACAGTTTATACCAGCAAATAAAAAAATCTATGTACTCGCAGGGACAACATCATCGGGTCGTACTGGGGTTTACTTTGCGGCGAACTCTATATCATTAGATTATTATACTATGCCTGTAACATAACATGGGACAAGAGGTTTACGTTTAATATATGCTATATTGTTAATAACCATAAAAATATGTTATAGTCACAGTAACTTAGACCAATGAGGTAAACATGCCACTAATACCATTAGACATCCCTGCTGGCATTTACCGAAATGGCACTGAATTACAAGCATCTGGGCGCTGGCGTGACGCCAACTTAATTCGTTGGGTTGATGGCACAATGCGCCCGATGGGTGGCTGGCGTACTCGATCAGACACGGCGGCTAATGCTAAAATTCGTGGTTTGATTACTTGGATTGCAAATGACCAAGATCGTTACATTGTTGGTGGAACATATAATAAACTTTATACTTGGACATCTCAGGGTGTGCGTCACGACATAACGCCAACTGGTATAACTGATGGACGTGAGGACGCCGAGGCATTTACAGGATATGGTGGAAGTTACTTTGGTCAATATGCTTACGGCGTAGCTCGCCCAGATACAGCGCGAATACAGCCTGCAACAACTTGGTCATTAGATACTTGGGGTGAATACCTTGTTGCGTGCAATGAAGATGATGGAAAAATTTACGAGTGGCAAATAAATAACTCTACACCAGCCGCAGTATTATCAAACGCGCCGACAAGCAATGAAGGCATTGTCGTGACTGAAGAAAGATTTTTGTTTGCACTAGGCGCAGGCGGAAATCAACGTAAGGTACAATGGTGTGATAGGGAAGATAGCTCCACATGGACGCCAGCCGCAACAAATGAAGCTGGTGATTTAGAATTAAACACAAGTGGCAGAATTATGGCTGGCATACGAGTGCAAGGCCAAACTTTAATATTAACAAGCATGGACGCCCATGTAGCTAATTACATCGGAGCGCCATATGTTTATGGCATCGAGCGTGTTGGGGCTAGTTGCGGATTAATTGCGAACAAAGCTATAGCATCAGTTGATCAGGGTGCGTTCTGGATGGGCAATCACTCATTCTATGCGTATGCTGGCGGCGCAGTGCAACAAATTGAAAGCGAAATATCCGACTATGTTTTCTCAGATATAAACCGAGCGCAAATATCAAAAACTTTTGCAGTGACAAACAGCACATACGGCGAGATATTCTGGTTCTATCCTTCTGGGTCATCTGTAGAAAATGACAGATATTGCGTCTATAATTATGTCGAAAACACTTGGTATATTGGCGAATTAGGCAGAACTGCTGGATTTGATATGGGTACATACCGACAGCCAATATGGGCAAGCGCAGAAAACAACAAGTTATACGAGCATGAGGTTGGCTTTGATTATGGCTCACTTACACCATTTGCTGAAAGCGGATCAATTGCGCTAGGCACTGGCGAAAGTGTAATGTCTGTCACTGAAATGATCCCAGACGAGAAGACGCAGGGCGACGTGACAGTCACATTTAAAACAAGGTTCTATCCAAATGGAACTGAACGATCCTATGGGGCGTTCTCCATGTCTAATCCAACATCTCTGCGATTTACAGGCAGGCAAGTTAAATTAAGAATAGACGCAAATTCATTAGGTGATTGGCGTGTTGGTATAAATAGACTTAATGTTACGGCTGGTGGGGCGAGATGAGCGAACAGCCACAAAAAGCTCCAGACGTTATTGGCAACGATTGGCGGACGTGGGGTCGAAGGCTTGTTCAGCACTTATCACAAACTCGGTCTACATTGGTTCAGCAGAACGGCGAGGAAAGTGCATCCGAAAATGGCACAATGATGTGGGACAGGGTAAACCTATATCCAGTTATAAGTAGATCGGGAGCTTTTCGTGAAATTATATTAAAGAATGCAACCCCTGCATCTAGTGTTGGTGTAGCTGGCGATAAGGCTGGATTAATATCTTGGGATGCATCATATATTTATGTATGCACTGCGGCTCACGATGGGTCAACTCACATTTGGAAGCGCGTAACATTGACAGGTGGTTCATGGTAATTGATGAATTAATCGAAAATTGCAGGGAATGGATCGAAGCCGCATTAGAGTATTCTGGCGGTACTCACGATTTTATTCATGTAGTTGAAGGGATTAAGTCTGGCACAATGCAACTTTGGCCTACACCAAGGGGGTGCATAGTGTCTGAAATTGTGGTATATCCTAAAGTGAAGCAATTAAATATATTTCTTGGCGGCGGCGAGTTGGATCAAATAATGGATATGCACACTGACGTAATTAATTGGGCAAAAGCTCAAGGGTGTTCAGCCCTGACGATGACGGGTCGAGCTGGATGGAAAAAACCACTATCGGATCATGGCTGGGATCAGCTTCATTCGTCGTATATTAAGGAGCTAACATAATGTCAGGCGGAAAAGGTGGTTCAACCACATCAGAGGTAAAAGTACCAGCATATATTGAAAATGCGGCAAGAGCTAATTTAGCAAAGGCAGACGCAATATCTCAAGTTGGATACACACCATATTACGGCGCAGACGTTGCGGCTTTTAACCCAATGCAACAGGCGGCATTCCAAAATACGGCTGATACTGCAAATGCATTTGGTATGGCTACACCAACAAGCCCGACAGATATTATGGGCAATATGGGTGCGCCACAAACTTACGCAAATGGCGTGACAGGTTATTCGTCTGCGCCAATGTTCCAAGATGCAGTGGATACATTAGGTTACTTTAGGCCAAACCAAAAAGCATTACTGGATAGTTTCTTTGTAAATCCATACACTGGATTTGATCCAAGTGGCGCTTATTCAGCAAGCCCAGCAAGTGGTGTTGCTATGGAGATGCAAGGGCAAAACCCAAGTTTTAGGCCAAACACTACTGACTATGGGTCAAACAGCTCGTATTACAATAATCCAAATGGCGGCTTTGCAAATGTTGTAATTGGTTATGATGCAAATGGATCACCAATCATGTCAACACAGCCAGCCGCGTCAGGTGATTTAGGTGGAATGAATGTAGATCCTGCTGTTCAAGATTTGGTGGCGATGAGACGACAATCTCGCAGTGATGATAATTACCAGACATTATTAGATGAAATGTCCAAGAATAACTCATTTGGGGCAAAGCTAGGCGTGCAAGAAATGCAAGATTTAGCTGACGTTATATCTTCCGATAACTACAACCCAAGAACAGACACTATCGGCAATACAATGACGCCAGAGCAAATAAATAATTTATCAGAAGCTCAAAGAATTGCTCAGGAAGATATAGCCATGAATATGATGGGCGTCGCTAATATGGGTATGATGGATGGCATAAAAAACATTACAAATATTACGCCAACAAGTTTTAATAACCCATCAAATGGTCGTTTCTTGCAAGGGTTTTATGAAGATGAAATCGGAAATTTATTACCGCGTCCAGACAATGTTGGAGGCTCTTACGGCGGCTCTTTGATAAAAGGCAATATATCAAATCTGACAGGTATACCAAGCACACTCGCCAATATGGGTGCGGAAGTTGTTAGCGCGTTAGACTTTGGAAAAGGTGTTGATTTCCAAACTGCATACAATAAAAAACTTGCGGATGAAGCCTACGAAAAAGCGTTGGCAAACGAGTTGCAGAAGACGATTACACAAATACAACCAGCCATGCCATCACCAGCACAACAAGCTGTTGATAATAGATCAAATGAAGAAAGAAGTAAATCAGCTAATAACTTCACATCTTCACAAATATCTAGGAACGCTAATTCAAGTGGCAAAGTTACCAAAGAAAGCTACAAAGGCGGCGGATTTTAATTATGACAAATTTTAAAAGAAAAGAGGCTTAATATGGCTGGTGGTGGACAAATGAGGCCGATGGGATCGGCGATGGCGTCAAACGTGATGAATACTATGTCTGGGAGTATGCCAGCCCCAGCGAAGATGATGAAAATGCCTACTAGCGGTCAAGATATAGGTACAAAGTTTCACAATACACTACCTGATGGAACGCCACTGTCGTCTGGCGGCGTTGCTGGGGTTGATTTTCCTAGACGCGGTGAAGAGGGAAGTTTTTATGGGCAACAGGCTCAAGCATTTACACCATCAATAGCGCCACAAGGTAACTTTAATGTTAACCAAGCGGCGGCTGGTGGACTACAGCAGGCGATGCAAGGCACACAACAGGCAATGGGCTACAGCCCAGCGCAGATACAGGCAACTGGATACAATCCAACTATGCAGTCATCTGTGGGCAATCAGCAGGGCTTTGGATACAACGCAGGGCAACTTGCAGGATCGGATTTATCTGCATACGAAAATCCATATGAAGATCAAGTTGTCCAAAATACATTGCGAGACATTGGAAATGCTCAAGAAATGTCACTCAATCAAATGGGCGCTCAGGCGACACAAGCCAATGCATTTGGCGGATCTCGACATGGAATAGCTGAAGCTGAGACACGCAAAAACTTTGCAGATCAGGCATTAAATTCAGTTGCTGGGCTAAGACAGCAGGGCTTCAATCAGGCATTGCAAAACAGACAGTTTGATATTGGGCAACAAACGGCGGCAGATCAGTTTGGTGCAAATTCAGCTCAGGCGGCTCAAGCGGCAAATATTGCTAGATTGCAAAATATTAATGCACAAAATGCGGCGGCTCAAACTGGTGCTAATCAATATTTATCCAACAACTTGATGTCAGCTCAACAGCAAAACATTGCTAATCAAATGGCAAATCAAGGTGCAAGATTAAGTGCGGCAAATCAAATGGGTGCATTAGGTCAGCAGGCATTTAACACTGGTCAAGCAATCCAAAATCAACAAGCGCAACAAGGTATTCTACAGCAGGGAATGCAACAGGCACTTATTGATGCGGCTAAAGCTCAATATGCAGGATACACTGGCTCACCAATGCAGGCACTATCTGCGCCATTGGCGGCACTAGGCTCAGTACCTAACCAATCTAGCACAACTAACAGCATGAAACCTGGCCTTTTCAACTACTTACAGCTCGGAGCTAATGTAATCGGGGGTATGAAATAATGATCGGATTTCCGAATAAGACACTGCAAGAATTAGAATTGGAAAAGATGTACCCAGTGCAAGCCAATACAGGCATTGGATTTCCACAAGGTACGCCACAATCTATTGGCATGAATACAATGTACCCAGTGCAAAATAAGGCAGTTGTTCCAGCCGTTAATTCAAATCAAGGTCAAATGCAGGCACAGTCACAGCCAAGAACTGGCATGGCTGGATTATTTGATAAACTTACCACAAGATCTGGCACAACAGGATTATCTGGGCTAGAGAATTTTGCGGCAAGTTTAGACCCATTAATATTACCAGAGCTAAGGGGTGGCGATGCTATTAGAGATCGTGGCGCACAAAGAGTAAAAGCTGGCAATGTAAATAAG